GTGGGTGTTGGCTCGAACTTAGCGGGTCGTGGTGGTGATTTAGTTATAATAGATGATCCTCACTCTGAACAAACGGCTATGAGTAACAATGGTTTTGAAGATGCGTGGGATTGGTACACAGGGGGCCCCCGACAGAGACTCCAGCCTGGTGGAAGTATTGTTGTGGTACAGACAAGGTGGTCAGAGAAGGACTTAACGGGTCAGTTAGTCCGCTCGATGGCTAAGGATCCCCTAGCTGATCAATGGGAGATAGTGGAATTACCTGCTATTTTTGATAATGGTGAGCCTTGTTGGCCAGAATATTGGAGTTTGGACGATTTAACGGCGGTAAAAGCGTCTATTCCGCCCAGTAAATGGAATGCTCAGTACCAGCAGCAGCCGACTGGTGAAGAAAATGCTATAATTAAGAGAGAATGGTGGAAGAGATGGGAGAAAAAGAGTGTTCCCAACCTACAATATGTTATTCAAAGCTATGATACGGCGTTTTCAAAGCGTGAAACGGCGGATTTTAGTGCTATAACGACGTGGGGCGTGTTTTATCCAGAGGAAATAGGGGGTCAACCTGCTTTAATTTTGTTAGACAGCATAAAAGACAGGTGGGATTTCCCTGAATTAAAGAATATTGCCTTAGAGCAATATAATTATTGGGACCCTGAGACAGTAATTATAGAGGCTAAGGCTACTGGTCTACCTTTGACGCATGAATTAAGGAATATGGGTATACCGGTTGTAAACTTTACACCGAGTAAAGGTAATGATAAGGTGTCTAGATTGCATTCTGTATCTCCTTTGTTTGAGGCAGGGATGGTTTGGGTCCCTGACGAAACTTTTGCAGATGAGATGATAGAAGAGGTTGCAGCTTTTCCAAATGGAGAGTATGATGACCTTGTGGATAGCATGACACAGGCCTTAATGCGTTATCGGCAGGGTAATTTTGTACAGTTGCCGACAGATGATTGGGAAGAGGGTGATGGGTCAGCTCAGGTAAGAGCTTATTATTGAGGTGAACATGGCTGAAAGTGTAGTACGCAACGCAAACAAAGACGATATTCCTATTTTTGACAGTAGTACGGATTACGGTGATCAGTACTTGATGGAAAATCAAAAAGAAAGCACAGAATACGATGAAATTATAAGGATGTTAGAAGAAGATCCTTATGCGTTGGATCCTCTGGATCAGGATACTACGACAGCTCCCGAAGAATTTGCAGATCCTATGGATGAGATAAGAAGAAAGATTTTAAATTTCGGTGGTAGCGAGTCTGAAGGCGGCTTGGCGGATCCTTCTGGAATATTAAGTACACCTCAATCCGACAAAGTTTATATGAGAGAAGGCGGCTTGGCTATGACAGGCGGCGGACCTTTAGACTCTTACCGACAATTTTTGAGTGAAATTATAGACCAAAAACAAGTTGATCCTTTCATACAGGAAATTCACCAAATGGCTTCTGAAAGATTTAATCTAGGTGGAAGCAACACGGGTGGTCAAAACGTTCCCCCAAAAATACAAAATATGAAAGCAGAGTTAACAGGACCTCCCATTACAGGGATAGGGATTTCCCCTACTATGAAAACTGATTTATTTCCTAATGGTTTCCCTAAACCTCAAGATTACGATAGACCGCAGCCCGACTTTACGCTCAATAGACTGCCTCTTTTATCTAACTTTGGACCAGATAGTTATTCTTTGTCGAACCCTGCTCTTGAATTTCAAAGTGCAAGGCCTACTTTAGGCGTTTTATCTGAAATGACTTACGAGCAAGCTCTTTCTAGGCAGCAACAGCGTGATCTAAAAAGTCCAGAAGAGAACGCTAGAATACAAGCCGCTTTAGCTAAGGGGCCTTCAGACCCTAACGCAGGCTCACCTATGCAAGGAATATTTAATATTCCAGAGGAACCTAGACTTTTCGCCGATGGCGGCGGTGTTTCCAGCTTAATGAAGAAAACCACTGTTGAAATGCAGGAGGTTCCTGCTGACAGGAACATGTTGGTAATGAACCGGATTATGAAACAAGGTGGTGCAACCCAATCCCGCGATCCACGGCTCATGGCCCAGTTAGCACAGGTTCTTGGAAGAGATGGCTAAGGATCAACAAAGTTATAGAGATGTTTTATCTCGTTTAGAAGCTAAGGACAAAAAAGGTACTTCCATAGAAGATGCGTATGATGCTTTATCTTTTTTACCCGGCACGGGTGAAGCTATAGCGGCATACGAGCTGCCTGAAGTTTTGTCTCAAAGCGGTAAGATGATTTCAAGCGATGATTTTGTAGAAGCAGCGGCTGGTACTGGTATGGCCACTTTAGGTGTAGCAAGTGTGATTCCCGGATTAGGTCCTGTAGCTAGATATGCAAAAAAGGGGATTGAGGATTTTATTCCGTACTTGGGTCCTAAGACAGCGACATCTGGGGGCCCTGACATAGACCCTAACATTATGAAGATGGAAGGCGATACGTCAGGTGTGTCTGTTGTTCCTGACGATTTAAATTTAGGTTCAGGTAGTTTATTCAGTCCTGAAATTAAAAAGGGTCGTAAACTTTTGATTGTTTCGTGTAGTGCAGACAAGTGTCCAGATCCTGGGGATATGGAAGCTTTTGATCGTTATACCGGTGATATGTATAAGACGATAAAGAAACAAGGTATTCCTGAAGAGAACGTAGATTTAGCTATTATGTCCGCTAAGTATGGTCTTATAAGAAGAGACACAAAGATACCAAACTACAATGTAAAGATGGATAAAAAGATAGCAAACAATCTTTTGGATGATCCTACTCAGGTCAATCGTATTAAAAATACTATTGAGGGTTATGATGAAGTTGTTGTGGAGGGTTCCAGCTTATATAAGGACGTAATCAAAGAGGCTGCCGGAGACGCGCCTATAACTGATTATAGATTAGACTATGAGAAAAACCTACCAAAAGGGGAGCGTAGTAACTATGGCTCTGGCAGACAGAAACAGTCTGTAGGTAAATTTATAAGATCAAACACTCCGCAAGATGTTTTTCATTACACTCAATCAGACGTGCCTCCGACTGTTTTTGACGTGAATAAACTTAGTCCTTATGATCCTTTGAGCACATTAGGTTTACATGTCAGCACAAACCCGAAAGCAGCTGCAGACCGGTTTGCAGCTTTAAAGACATCTAGTGAAGTTCATACTTTATACAGATCAGGTATGCCTTTAGAAGACGCTTTAAAAAAAGGGGTAGAAACAGGTCCTCCTATGCAACCCATAACAGGAAACCAAGGTTTAGATGCTAGTGGTAGTTTTATACCCACCACAACTTATGGTTCAAGTATGCCTTTGAAAGCAGATCTAAGTAAACCTTTTTTAAATCCTAAAACTAACAAGCCTTTTACAGAGTCAGAGTTGTTTCGTTTTACAGAGACACCACCTGATGATTTTGTAGATTTTGTTACTGACAGCACTGTTAAGAACTCTGAAATGATAAGAAAAAAGTTAGCTGAGGGAGGATTTACACATATACCTTATGTTAATGATTTTGAAGCTAAAGGTGATTTGTCTATGATTATGTTGATAGATAGGCCTAAAGATAGTAAAGCTGTCCTGAAGGGAAAGTTTGGTAAGAATGATCCAAAAGAGAGAACTAATCCTGATATAATGAAAGAGGATGGCGGCGTCGTCAGTTTGAAAGACAGAGCGGTAAACATGAACCGTGGACCACAAGGTATTGAACCTTTTATAAAATTCATGGTATAGTACCTAAAAGGAGAATTACATGGCAAGAGAACCAATAGGCAGTATGGTGGAAAATGTCCCATCTCAGCTGGACGAAGATGAATTAGCTGCTGAAGTAGAGATAGAGATGCCAGACAGTCTTGACATGGGACCTATCCCAGAAGACGTAGAGATTATGGAAGAAGATGATGGAAGTGTTATCGTTGATTTTGAGCCACGAGATCAACGAGGCACGACTGAAGACTTCTATGCCAACTTAGCCGAAGAGATGCCTGATGGCTTACTTGGCAGGATTGCAAGTGAGTTATCTGGTGAATTTGATGAAAACAAAAGTGGTAGACAGGAGTGGGAAGATGCTTTCGCCAATGGTTTGGAATTACTTGGGTTTAGCTATGAAGAAAGATCCCAGCCGTTCAGAGGGGCGAGTGGGGTTACTCACCCGCTTTTGGCGGAATCGGCAACGCAGTTCCAAGCCCAAGCCTTCAATGAGCTGTTGCCCCCAACTGGCCCCGTGCGAACTACTGTGCTTGGATCGAGTACTCCTGCAAAAGAAGATCAAGCCCAACGAGTAAAGGAGTTTATGAACTACTACATAACTTGTGTTATGGAAGAGTATACACCTGAATTAGATCAGATGTTATTTTATTTACCGTTAGCGGGTAGTACGTTTAAGAAAGTTTACTATGATGAGAATTTGGAGCGAGCTGTAAGTAAGTTTGTTCCTGCTGAGAACTTGATTGTACCTTACAACACCACGGATCTAGAAACTTGTCCTAATATCACACAGGTTTTAAAATTAAGTTTAAATGATTTGAGAAAGCGTCAAGTTTCTGGATTTTATAGAGATATACCTGTGATACCGGCCCAGAGTGAATCAGGTAGTTTGACTGACGAGATTGAACGCATTGATGGAATGTATCCATCACAGATAGATTATGACTGTACTTTGTTAGAATGTCATGTTGATTTAGATCTTGAGGGTTATGAAGAGACAGACGAGGACGGTGAGCCGACAGGCATCAAAGTTCCCTATATTGTCACTATATCACAAGATAATGGCCAAATTCTATCGATTCGCAGGAATTACAGAGAAGACGATAAGAAAAAAGCAAAGATACAATATTTTGTACACTACAAGTTTCTTCCGGGATTTGGTTTTTACGGGCTAGGACTTATTCATACCATTGGTGGTCTTTCGCGAACCGCGACTGCTGCACTAAGGCAGTTGATAGATGCAGGTACATTATCGAACTTACCAGCAGGATTCAAGGCCCGCGGCCTACGGATCAGGGACGATGATGAGCCGTTACAACCGGGAGAGTTTAGGGATGTAGATGCTCCAGGTGGTGATATAAAAGCGAGTTTAATGTCTTTACCTTTCAAAGGTCCTGACCAGACTTTAATGAGTCTATTAGGTTTTGTGGTTGATGCTGGACAAAGGTTTGCTACGATTACAGATTTAAAGGTTGGTGATGGAAATCAAAATGCAGCGGTAGGAACGACTATAGCGATGTTGGAACAGGGCTCACGGGTCATGTCTGCTGTACATAAGCGTTTACATTATGCGATGAAGATTGAGTTTAAGTTGTTATCTAAGGTTATGTCAGAGTTTTTACCTGACGAATATCCTTATAGTATAACAGGTGTTGATAGCAGTATTAGACGGGAAGATTTTGATGACAGGGTAGATGTATTGCCTGTATCTAATCCGAATGTTTTTAGTCAGGCCCAGCGCATATCTTTAGCTCAAACTAAAATGCAGTTAGCTACATCAGCTCCTGACATGCACAACATGTATGAGATTTTTAGAGACATGTACGAGGCGCTGGGCGTAAGGGATATTGACAGGATCTTGAAACGTACACCAGAGCCAGAGGCTACACCGAAGGATCCAGCACAAGAGAACATAGATATTTTAGATCAGATTAAGTTAGTAGCTTTTGAAGGGCAGAATCATGAAGCGCATATAATGTCGCACATGGTTTTTGGATCCACACCTCTAGTCGCTCAATCTCCACAAATGGCGGTAGCCCTTCAAAAACATATAATGGAGCACGTTAAGATTGGAGCGCGTGAAAGAGCTGCGGTTGACTTAATTCAAGCCGGTGGTGGTCAGGCTTTATCAGAAGAGCAGATGATTGATATAGAAGCTAAGACAGCTCAATATGTAGCTGAGGGTATGTCACAACTAAAAGCTCTAAGTGGTCAATTAAGCGGTCAGGGTCCTGATCCATTAGTCCAGTTGAAAGAGAAGGAGTTGCAGGTTAAGGCTCAAGCTGAACAGAATGACGCTCAGATAGACAGGGCTAAACTAGGTCTTGAAGAGCAGAAAGTACAGCAGAGGGACGATCAATTCCAGCAAAGACTACAAAGTCAAGAAAAAATAACACAGGCTAGAATTGATTCTGCGATGGAGCGAGAGTTATTGAAACAACAAAACAACCAAGGAGGTCAATAATGGCTAAAGAAGGTGATAAAAGAAGCGAGAAGGATTTGAGGAAAGAGTTTTTTGATGGTCCTGCTTCGGATTCTATGAGTTTTGAGCAATTTTTAATTAGAGAGGGTCATGGAGACAAGGTTAAACCTGTAAAAATGGCTGATGGCGGAGAGGTGTTTGCTCCAAACTCTGATTATTATAGGGATTTAATGTAGGCGTGACTGCTTTTATGCTTGCTTGTACCCTAAATGGTATAGCCACTGGTGGTATTTACTTTCAAGATGTCAATGTTTGTTTGCAATACAGAGATAAATTAAACAATCAAACATATATGAAAGACGACAAACCACAGGTGTATGAGTGTATGTGTAAGCTTGTGCCGTTTGTGGATCCTGAGAAAGTGAGGGTATATTAGATGGTATCAGTAGAACAGTTTTTGCGTTGGAAGATATTACCTAGATGTATGATGCTCGCGAGCACAGTCATGTCATGGCGATGTGCGGAATGGTTTATGGATTTAGATGCACCTACAGCAGCTCAGTCAGCTTTTGTTTCTGTAGTTATGGGTGTGATGACGGGTGTCTTCGGTATTTGGATGGGCCACGAACATAAGGATCATAAATAATGTTAACAGCGTTGATAGGACCAGTAACCAACTTAGTTGGTAAATTTATTGAAGATAAAGATGCTAAGAACAAACTAGCGCATGAAATTGCGACCATGGCAGAAAAACACGCTCAGGAGTTAGCCAAGGGTCAGCTAGAAATCAATAAAGCTGAGGCACAACATAAGTCTATTTTTGTTGCAGGTTGGCGACCATTTATAGGTTGGACTTGTGGTGTAGCACTGTGTTGGCATTTTGTATTAGCTCCTATAACTATATTCTTGTGTGCATATATTGGAGTGGCTATTCCAGAACTACCGACTTTTGATATGGGCAGCTTGATGACTGTGTTGATGGGGATGCTCGGACTTGGCGGTTTGAGATCATTTGAAAAGTATAAGGGATTAACGAAATAATGATCCGCATAAATTTAGAATTATTTAAATTTTTTAATAAGATCTCTAGTTATTTTTACAGAAAACATGTAACCGGTTTGAGACGTGCCCAAGGACGATAATATTTGCTATATTCATAAAATGGCTTTTAAAAAAGAAGTCATTGAAGAACCTGTGCCTTTTGCAGGAATAATAAAATTTGTTGAATATAAATGCCCAGTATGTCAAACTACGCCTGATTATATAGAAGAATATACGATAGAATAAGAAAATATTAGGTTTTTATAGAAATGAATGAGATTTATCTTGCACAAGCTGTATTTAGGCTTATAAAAGAAAGAAGAGAACTTATTCGTGAGACACTAGAGTTTGATAATGTAAAAGACATGATGCATTACAAGGGTCTTATGGGAGAGTTAAAGTCTTTAGATTTTTTAGAGAGTGAAATAAAAAATCTTTTAGAGAAGCAAGAACAAGAGGAAGTTTAAATGGAAGCATCAGCAACAGAATTAAATGGGGCTTATGTAGACCCAAAAGACAGAGTTTTAGACCCTAGTTTAATTGAACAGAGCTTAGTAGACAGAATGCCTCAACCAACCGGTTGGAGAATACTTATTTTACCTTATAGAGGTAAGGGTAAGACAGAAGGGGGTATTTTGTTACCGGATAAGATTGTAGAAGAAGGTCAAGTTTCCACACAAGTCGGTTATGTATTAAAAACAGGTCCTTTGGCGTATAAGGACACAGAAAAGTTTCCAGCAGGACCGTGGTGCGCGGAGAAGGATTGGGTAATGTTTGCCCGATATGCAGGATCTCGTTTTAAAATAGACGGCGGAGAGGTTAGAATTTTAAATGATGACGAGATTTTAGCAAAAATTATGGACCCTGAAGACATTTTACATTATTAAGAGGTAGATATGAGTGGAAAAGAAGCACAAGCTGAATTAGATTTAGACTTAGGGGAAGAAGAAGGTCCTGATGTTGAAGTTACTGTTGAAAATGATTCTCCAAATGAGGAAACTGTTCAAGAAGCTGTTGACACAACTTCTGAAGATACTGAAGATGAGTTTAAGAAAAGTGAGAACCAAACTCAGAAGAGAATTAATAGACTTACAAAAAAGATGCGGGAAGCTGAGAAAAACGCTGAAGAAGCTACTCGATTCGCGCAAATAAAGGCTAAAGAAAACGCAGAATTAGCCCAAAGACTAAATCAAATGGATAATAGCTATGTGGATCAGTATAGTGGTCGCGTAGAATCAGAGATGGCTCAGACAGAGGCTGTTTTAAGAAATGCCATGGAAATTGGTGATACAGAAGCTGCGGTAGCTGCTCAAAGAAAAATGACACAATTAGCCGTAGAGGCCGATAGAGCGGCTCAGGCTAAGTCAGCTAACGAAAGAAGACAAAAGCAGCCTCCAGCGCAGCCTATGGCCCAGCAAACGGTACCTCAGCCTCCAGCAAGGCCTGACCCTAAAGCAGAAAGTTGGGCGCAAAGAAATGATTGGTTTGGCGAAGATAGCGCCATGACATATGCAGCATTTGGTATACATAAAGAACTTGTTGAGTCAGAAGGTATTGACCCGAAGAGCGATGAGTATTATGATACATTAGATAAACGTATGAAGGAAGAATTTCCTCATAAGTTTAAGGAAGGATCCCAGAGCAAACGACCCGCCCAGACGGTTGCTTCTGTAAATAGGTCCTCCGGAACTGGGCGCAGTAGTGGGAACAAGGTTAGATTAACTCAAAGACAAGTGGCTATGGCCAAAAAACTTGGAGTAAGTCTAGAACAATACGCAAAATACGTTAAGGAGTAAAATAAATGGCACAACAAGACGAAATGTTTGAAGGTTCTATTAAAAGAACTCCTCGCGCAACACAGACAAGGGAGAAGGCGGCAGCGCGTAAGCCGTGGGCTCCACCATCCATGCTGGATGCACCACCCGCACCAGATGGCTTTAAACATCGATGGGTAAGAGCAGAAACTCGTGGTTTCAATGACACCAAGAATGTTTCCGCAAAACTTAGAGAAGGTTGGGAGCTCGTAAGAGCAGATGAATACCCAGATTTTGAAGCCCCAGTAGTAGATTCGGGTAAATATGAAGGTGTTTTCGGAGTAGGTGGGTTAGTTTTAGCTCGTATGCCTGTAGAAACTATTGCAGAAAGAACAGCTTATTTTAATCAAAGAAAAGCTGATCAAATGCAAGCAGTAGATTCAGATATGATGAGAGAAAACGCACATTCAACTATGACGATCAATCGACCAGATCGTCAATCTCGTGTAACCTTTGGCGGTCCTAAAAAACAATAGGATGGCCCCATTATTGGAGTAAAATAAATGGCAAATAATCTATCAGCTGGTTATGGTCTTCGTCCGATAGGAAAGGTAGGTGGCAACGTTAATAACAATGCTACAACTCAGTATGAGATCGCAAATAACTATACAACAGCTATATACAATGGCGGGATCGTGTGTCCTGCTTCATCAGGAACTATTATTATTTCTGATCAAGCAATCGCCCCGTTAGGTGTATTAGCAGGTGTAGAGTTTGTAGATTCTGTTACTGGAAAAACTACTTTTAAAAACTATTGGCCCGGATCTAACGCAGTAAGTGTGGACACAGATTTTCCTGTGAAAGCATTCGTTTACGACGATCCTATGCAGTTATATTCTGTAGTTGCAGATGGTACAAACACTAACAGAGCGACAGCTCTTGCAGATGTTTTTGTCAACTGTGACATGGCAAGTGTAAATAACGGTAGCACAGCTACTGGTAAATCTAGCGATATGTTAGATATCAGTACAGCCGCTACAACTAATACACTTGATGTTAGGATTGTAGGACTTTATGAAGATGAAGCTAACTCAGACTATTCTGCAGTTGGTCATCAATACATCGTAAGGTTAAATGGTCACTTTAATAGCGGTACTACTATTGCAGTAGGTACTTACGCTACAACAGGCATATAGGAAGGGGTTAGAAAATGGCTATTTCAAGAGCACAACTAGCAAAAGAGCTAGAACCTGGACTTAACGCCCTGTTTGGTCTAGAGTACGATCGTTATGAAAACGAACACGCAGAGATATTTGATGAGGAATCATCAGATAGAGCGTTTGAAGAAGAAGTGATGTTAGCAGGCTTTTCAACTGCACCGTCTAAAGCAGAGGGTGGAGCGATTAGCTTCGATGACGCACAAGAAACCTTCACTGCAAGATACACACATGAGACTAT